TTATTCATTCTATTATAATAACCTGTTGATTGTATTAAAGCTTTAAAGTAATCTGCTTTTGCATTTAAAATTTTACTTCTAAAAGAAAAAAAATTATTTTTTTTTGGATACACCTTGTGATATTGCTCGTGAAATTTTTTGTTTATGTGTGATCTCCATAAGGAGATCATTTGAAATTGTACATACGGTACATTAAGATGTCTACATAAATTTTGATATGCAAATTGTAATCTTATAGATTTTAAAACATGATAATCAAGATCACCTTTTATGTCAAACCAATCATTTCTCCATACCTGTTTCTTGTGAATGGTTTCTGACCAATCACGTCTATGACCTTGTGACCAGGCAGCCACTACTAAACCTACTCTTGTACTAAAATTAGTTAAGTAATCTGATATACTACTATAAATTTTTTCATTACCTGCACCTGAAGCTGACAAGTTAACTAAATCCATATTCAATTCCTTAGCAACTAGTTCTGGCCATTTAGGCCAATTACATTCCAATTCAGGATGAAAAGTAGAAATTAAATCATTAGCTGACCAACTACAACCACTTACTAACATTATATTTTTCATATTGTAAATACCTTATTTGGTTGTTTAGATAAAACTTTATAGGCAGTTCCATTTTTCATTTCTTCTATTGTAAATTGGTTGTTTGCCAATAATTTCATCCACTCATTTACATTATCTTTTGTAGGTTTTAATGGATCATTTATAAATTGAATAAATCTTGTAGATACTGGCCATGCAACGTTTCTACCATCACACACAACAGGCACACCTTCTAATATTGAGTCAATAGCTGATAAACTCATATTGGTAATTAAACAATGGCAATCATCTAAATCTTCTTTTATATCTTTACCCCACCATTCATTGTTTGGTCTAGGTTTATATCTAATTCTTATATCTCTATTTGTTAATTTTTTTATTTGTGAAATTGCTCTATCTACCCAATCTCCTTGAGTCAGATTATTATGTTTATAAGTTACCGTTTCAGAGGAAGGACATATTAGTATATGATCTCCTTCACCACCTTTCCAATTTTCAAATTTAGATGGTAGACCTTTTTTTGCTAATTCTTTTAATCTAACATCACCACCTTTTTTTGATCCTTCTAATGTGTGTATCTTACCTTTTACAATTCTAAAGTAAGTTTTATCGTAATCGTGTATTTTAGGGATAGGGTATCTTGTAATTGGTTGAGTTAAATAACCAACATCAACATAGTACCATTCTTGTCCATGTTTTTCTAGTTGTTCAATCTTTGATACGTTATCACCACCTAAACCCCAAAAAAAATGTTGGTCTAAACTTGTTTTTGGCCAGCCCTTTTCCAAGGCAGGCCAAATTTCGTGGGATAAACAATCAATTTTATCCATTCTATGTGTAAAAATCATAATAACCTTTTGTGTACCTCGCCACTATTTATCTCACTCATTTTCCATTGTGTATAGGCCATGTCATATAACCATTGTGTTCTATCTTTCTCTGGCATTACTGTTTCCTCTAACACATCTATATTATGAAAAGACACTGGCCAAGCATGTGATGTTTTTGATAATGTGATAGTAGGTATACCAGCACAAACTGTTTCTACTAATGCATTACTTGAATATGATATTGCAACTCTAGCATGATCTAGGTCTTTATATAAGTCTTTACTACTAGATTTATTAAAATCATCACCAACATGTTTACTAAAAATTATATTGTTTCTTACTTTTAAATTTAATAAAGATCGTAAGTTATATCTTAAAGGAAATCTAGGGTGTAATCTAACCATAATGTCTTCAGCAGTATATTTTGAAATTTTTATTATAATATCTTTTACCCAATTATCATAGTCACTATTTCTACTTACTAGATCATTTAAACTGGTGTCTACAGGATTTTGTAATAGTAATAAAATATAATCACCATTTTTCTTCCATGGTTTTATCTCAATGTTTTGTTCTTTCTGTATCTTCAACCATCTACCTGGTTTACAGTTTTTATTATTAAAATTACCTTTATTGTAAGTATAACAATCTCTACCTACTCTATAATAATAATCTGGTTTATCTATATTTAAATTCTGTCTAAAGGTTGCTTGTTCTACAACTAATATAGGTTTCTTTTGGTCTAAAATATATCTGTACATATCAGAGTTTATTATCTTCATTCTACCTAATATATTTGATTGAATATATGCGTCTGCTTTATGTTTATCTCTATCTTTATATTCTATAAGTTTAAAATCTTCATGTGTAGGGAAAACAAAACCAGCCTTGGTGTTAAATGCACCTTTGATACCTATAATCATAATCTAACCTTTGTTGTTATATCATATAAATGAAACCATTCATCTGCATAATCTTGATTCTCATAATCTTTATACCAAGGACCACCTAATGTCCAATGGACATTTTTTGCGTCTGGATTATAATTATATTCATTTACTAACCAGTTCCACTCTAAAGGTATATCACCTATCATATGTTCTCTTTCTAACCATTTAAATTGGTGTAAGTCTAAACCACTTGCCTTGTTAACATATTCAGGTGTTAGTGCTGTACATTGTGAATTGTGAAATAACATTACACTAGACCAGTTCTTTTTAGGAAACGTTAGATTTTTTGCAGCTCTAAATTTTACATCTTGTTTAGGTATATAATCATGTTTACAACACATAACAGAATATTTGTATGTAGCATGACCATATAAATCGTAAATATCTGATCTAAACATCATATCACAATCCATATAAACTGACCAGCCCTTATATTTTGATAGATAAGGTACTAAAAATCTGCTAAATGCAAAGTCTGTTGATTGATTGGATTCTTTTGCTCTTTTAAATTCTCGTAAATTATTTAAACTTAATGGAGTTATACTTACAGGTCCACTAGCATGTGATCTAATACTTTCAGATAGTATGTGGTATGCTACTGGCTCACCATAATCATATCCTATAAAAACATTACAAGGAGTTGGTACAATATTAATCATAATCTAGATTCTTTACTTTTACCTTTTATCTTTCTTATTCCTTTAGTATGGTCATATACTTTACCTAAAATTGATCTAGCTTGAACATGACCTACTCTTCCGTCGCCAATATCGTGGTTAATTACACCGTATTTGTCCTCAAATCTCTTTCTAACTACATCAAATATCCATGAATCATGTTGTTGTTCTTCTTTAAAAAGTAAATCTTTATCATACATCTTTCTCATATCTGAAGCAAACTGTTTTATAAAACCATGTTTCATATTAAAATATATAAAACCACACTCACTATAAGTTGGTCTGTTAAGATAAGTTAACATACACTCGTCTCTATGTAAATGTTTTTTAATCCAATTTACATCAATCTTTTTATAGAACACACTATCGGCGTCTATATACATAATGCTATCGTAATCTTTACTTTCTAAAATTGATTGTGTATATGCATATACTTTATAAGAAAATCTTACTGCGTCTTTAAGAAAACTTACAGGCATACTTACTTTGTTTCTGTCTACAAATTTTTTAAGTTCTGGTATTTTATCATACATATCAATATCTTCATTGTATATTTCTAATTCAAATGGCCACTTATACGTTTTTTTGAATCTTCGGGCATATTGTTTGTAGAGATAATTGTTCCATGTACTAACGACTTTTATTTTCATGGCCAACCTTTTGTATATAATAACTATCTACAATATCAGATAAAGGGTTACCACACTTTTCAGTGTCTAATATTTGTTTTAAATCTATTTTGGTTTCTTTTAGAAAGGATTCATACATCATATCTTTGTCTGCGTTTCCCTTTCCTGTTGCGCCTTTCTTAACAACGCTCGGTACAACTGTATCGTAACTATAACCTTTGTCTTGTAATCTAAATTTGAGGATTCCACAATTTTCAGCAATTTGAAAAAGACCTTGACCTTTAGAGCCAAACGAGTAGCCTTCAATATAAATTTCTGTAGGAGTATGTATGGGAGTGAGTATATCAAATACAAAATCTGATATATTTTTGAATCTTTCAATAGGATCAGTCCATGCTTTATGTTCATAACCAATTATATTCTCACTTTGTTGACCTTGCCATTTCTTTTTGGTGGTCAGATAATAAAAATTTAATTTACCATCATTTATACAAACAGCTGGACTCGTTAAAGAGTAATCAATTCCAACTTTCGTGTTCTGCGTCTTCTGGTATATCATTGTCTTCCTGTTCAACCTCATATCCACAGAAAGGACAAGTAAGAGCTTCTAAATCGTTTTTCTCCTCATCCCATTCTACGGTATATTTAGTCTGACAATTAGAACAATGTTTTGTAACTCTTTCCATTACAGCTTAAATTTTTTAAATTGATTTTTGGTAACGTCTTGTTTTATTCCACCAACTACATAAGATTCTATTTCAGTTTCTTGTGGTGCATTTTGATTTGATCTACTGTTTAACCAATGTTCAACCCACGGTAGTGAGTTTTGTTTTTGTTCGTAAGAAGGAGTTAAACCTATAGCTTTCATACGTCTATTAGCCATGTATTCTATAAATTGGTGTAATAACTTTTCTGATAAACCAATCATAGACCCTTTACTGAATAGGTATGTTGCCCAACGTTTCTCATCATGTACTGCGTCATCGTACATTTTATAAACTTCTTTATCACAATCTTTGATTACTTTTAACATTTCTTTATCGTTTTCGTAATCTGTCCAATTGTTAATAATTTTTTGTGACATTGCTAAGTGTTGACTTTCATCCCTTGCAATAAAGGATATAATTTTAGCAGAGCCTTCTAATTTTTTAAGTTCACCAAATGCAAAACTGCAAGCAAATGATACATAAAATCTTAAACCCTCTAGTATGTTTACCGAAATCATAGCCAGATATAATCTTTTCTTTAATTCATACATATCAACTTTATCTGGATTCAAATGCCATCTATGACCCATATCAATTAATTCATCATAGGTTTTAGTGACATTAGCTGCTCGTTCTTCTATTTTCTTGTCTTCTATTATCGTATCAAATACTTCACTTGGATTTGAATATAAATTTTTAATGATGTATGTATAAGATCGTGAGTGTATTGTTTCCATGAAATCCCAAGTAATTATACAACTTTCTAATTCTGGTATTGATACTAAAGGTAAAAATGCTAGACAAGGTCCTCTACCTTGTACACTATCTAACATAGTTTGATACTTTAAATTAGATGTAAATATAAACTTTTGTCCTTCAGATAAATCCAAGTAATCATTTCTATCTTTCTGTAAAGATATTTCTTCAGGTCTCCAAAAATAACCAAGTTGTTGTTGGCATAACTTGTCAAATATAGGATATTTCATATTATCATATCTTTGTACAGACAAATCGGGTCCAAAAAACATTAACTGTTTTGTTGTATCTATTCCTTTTGTTTTATTAAAAACTGTTTTACTCATAAAATTTATTTATTATATTAAATATTGCAACTATCACAATCTTCCTCTTTGGTTTCCTCTTTAGGTTCTTCAGGTGTGATAGGTGTATCGTAATCTATAGAGTGTTTAGGTTCTTCTATATCTCTTTTACTATCGTATGTGTTTTGGTAGTATGATGTTTTCCAACCATACTTATATGTATTTAATAAATCTTCTACCATTACTGAAACAGGTACTTGATTATCTTCAAAATGATCTGGATTATAAGACCAGTTACCTGATATAGCTTGGTCAAAGTACTTTTGCATTACTGCGACAACGTTTATATATCCTTCGTTACTAGGCATATCCCATAATAACGTATAAAAATTCTTTAATTTATTATATTCAGGTACTATTTGTTTTAATGTACCTTTTTTAGACTTCTTAATTGATAAGTGGTCTCTAGGTGGTTCAATGCCGTTTGTAGCATTTGAAACCACACTAGAAGACTCGGAAGGCATTTGGGCTGATAGAGTACTATGTCGCAGCCCAAATTCTTTAATATCTGCTCGTAATTTGTCCCATTTCATTGATAGTTTACGATTTACAATTTCATCAACTTCTTTTTTGTAAGTATCTATTGGTAATATTCCATCTGCGTATTTTGTTCTATGAAATAATTCACACTTACCTTTTTCTTTTGCAAGTTCATTACTTGTTTGTAATAAGTAAAATTGAAAAGCCTCTGTTAATTTATCTACTTCTCTCCAAGCACCTTTGTCTTCATATTTGTGTCCAGTTTTTGCTAGATAATGTGCAAGGCCAATATAACCAACACCTAATGATCGTCTTTGTTTGGTAGATATTTCAGCGGCCTTTACTGGATATTTTTGATGATCTATCATTTCTTCTAATGCTCTTACTGTAAGATCGCATAGTTCTTCCAGTTCAATTGGATCGTTGATCTTACCTACATTGATTGCTGATAGAATACATAGTGCAATCTCTCCTGGACCATCTATATGTTGGATAGGAGTGGTTGGNAGTGTGATCTCTTGGCATAGGTTACTCATAGTCACTATATCTTTAAATGATGAGTGAGTATTNCAATGGTCTATATTCATNATATAAATTCTGCCTGTTTCTGCTCTTTCTTTTAATATGTCAAAGAATAATTTTTGTGCTGATATTTTTCTTTTATGTANACTTGTTTTTCTTTCTGNTTTTAAATACATATCATCAAATTNTGGTGTTCCCCATACATCATAAAGTTCTGGTACTTCGTGTGGTGAGAATAGTGTTATTTCTTCTTCATTAATAAATCTTTCATAAAATAATTTTGATAACTGTATAGAATAATCTAATTTTCTAACTCTGTTATCTTCCGTACCTTTATTATTTTTTAAAACTATAATATCTTCTATTTCTTGGTGCCAAATAGGGAAGTGAACAGTTGCCGAACCTCCACGTACTCCGTTTTGAGTACAACACTTAACCGTTGCTTCAAATTTTTTAAGGAAAGGAATAACTCCTGTATGTTGGACTTCTCCCCCTCGGATTCTTGCATTAATTCCTCGTACTCTACCTGCGTTGATACCGATACCGGCTCTTTGAGCAACGTAATTTCCAATAGCCATGTCACTACTGAATATGCTAGGTAAAGTATCGTCAACGTCAACAAGTACACAACTAGCATACTGCTTAATAGGAGTACGAACACCAGCCATAACAGGAGTTGGAATATTAATTTTAAAATTGGATATAGCGTCATAATATTTCTTAACATAGGTCATTCTCCTTTGTTTTGAATAATTTTGAAAAAGTGTAGCAGATATTAACATATACATAAATTGAGGAGTTTCAAAAACTTCTCCACTTGATCTATCTTGTACTAGATACTTGTCAATGACTTGTCTTAAGCCTGCATATGTAAAGGTATTATCTTTGTCATGTGTAATCCAATTCTGCATTCTACTAAAATCTTTTTTATCATATTTTTTTAAAATTTCTGGATCGTATACACCTTTTTCAATACACTTCTCTACATGATCGTAGATGTGTGGATGATCCCATAATCTACCAATAACTTGTTTTCTTAAACTGAACAATAATAGTCTAGCAGCCACGTATTGGTAGTTGGGATTTTCTAGGGAGATTAAATCTGAAGCTGACTTGATTAAAATTTGTTGTATATCATTTGTGGTAATACCATCATAAAATTGGAGGCCACTATTCATTTCAACTTGTGAGGCTGATACACCTTTTATATCTTCACAAGCATACTCAACCATTTCATGTATCTTATCAATATTAAGAGGTTCACTTCCTCTTCCATTTCTTTTTTCAACGTTTATTTTATCAATCATTTTATTTTTTTCCAATGGTTTAATTTAGTGAGAGCACTTAATTGTGAGTAAGTATTCGTCTTTATAATATCTGTAATTTTATTAATTGTAAAGCCACCAAGAATCATATCATTAATATCTTTAAATTGTAAATCTTCTGGCCATATAACAATGTTGAAATCAGAATCAATCATCTTATACATGCGATTTATAATTTCTTTATTTCTTGGTTCGTTGTCAAATATATAGGTTATCCTATTGTTCGGTACTTTGTTATTTAAAGACAAATCGGCACCAGCAGCTGCGATACAATTGCCAATGAACAATGAATCAAACGGACCTTCAACTATATATACATGATCTTGAAAATTTAAACGTTCTAATCCAAAAACTTTTTGTTTGTTTTCGTTTAGCTTAATTGTTAAGTATTTAGGAATATCACGTCCTAAACTACGACCTTGAAAAGCAAATAACTCACCAGTTGTATCGTAAAAAGGAATAATGATCCTATTGTGATCCTTTTGAGTTTTATATGTATTTGGTTTAACTTTATTAACAAGCTGTTGAAATTTTTCTACATAATATAACTTATCAAAAAATTCTTCAGGTATTTTTCTATCTATTAAATATTTTTTTGCAACATGTTCATCATCTAAATCTTTAATTACTTTACAATCGTTTAATATATTAATTTTAAATACAGGTTTTTCAAATTTCCAATTTGGTTCAGGTGTAGATGGTGCTGACCCTTTATATCTTTCTAATAGATATTCTTTGTGTAGTTTAGGGTCTATAAATTTTAAGAAGTTAGTAAAGTTTTGTCCTTGGCCACAATTATGGCATTTAAAGAACATATCATTTTTTACTCTATAAAAATATGCTCTTGCTTTACTTTTAGATTTTTTAGAATCACCACAATGAGGACAACGAAAGTTAAACAGATAGTCTGTTTTCTGTTTAAACTGTTGCAACCTTCCCGATAGTTGATTGATAAATTTTAGATCAATATAAGATGACATAGTAAAGAATACTATACACCATTACTATGAAATTGTCAAGCTTAATTGAAAAATGAAAGCAAAGGGAAAAAACCTTTTTTGGATAACATTAAAACCGTTATAGACTCTACGGCAATAAAGGCACCTATAATAATCCACTTGTACTTTTCTAACATACTAATTCTACCTCTAAATTCGGTTTTTATCTCAATCAGTTCATTTTTTATACGTTTTTCAGATTCTTCTATTTTATCAGAAAGTTCTTTTTCTATACTTATCGTCTCACTGGCTCTTATCTTTAGTTTAGAAAATATCACATCATCTATCTTTTCCTGGTGTTCAATCTTCTCCTCGTGTACAGCCAGCATAGATTTAATAGAAGATGATACCTCTGTCAACTTATCAATAGCTACATCTAATCTATGTTGTATATTATTAATCTGTTGTACATCTTTAGTTAATTCTGCTAATTGTACGTGTATTTCTGTGTGGTTATTTTCTGCCATAGTGTTTTATTTGTTTATCAATATTTATAATAGTTTCAGTTTCACATGCTTTTAAATACGTTAATTTTTGTGAGCAGGTCCACAATACGCACCAACATAAAAAAAACTTTATGAAGGTCCAAAATATCTTTCTTATCAGACAGCCTCCTAAATTGTGTAGATAGATACCATATTAGATTTGCCTTTAACTTTAACCATATCTAATTTCTTCCAATCGTATTTTGATCTTAGCATTCTGTATGTATCATAACCTACAATTAATGTTGCGTCATAATTTTTACTTACACCTTCTAATCTACTTGCAAGATTAACGGCGTCACCTAAAACAGAATAATCAAAACGTTGATCTGATCCCATATTACCAACTACAGCAGGACCTGAATTTATTCCTATGCCGATGTTTATCTTAATATCTGGACCAAAACTATCACTGTCATTTAATTCTTTTAATTTGTTCATCATTTCACATGCCGAGTTAACTGCAAGTGATCTATGATTATGTTGTTGTATTGGAGCATTCCAAAATGCCATAATACAATCGCCCATGTACTTATCAATAGTACCACCATTTTTCATTATAATGTTTGTCATGGGTGTTAAAAATTTATTTATAACTTTTGTAAGACCTTGTGGATCAGATTGAAATTTTTCTGAAATAGGAGTAAATCCTCTTATGTCACAAAATAAAAAAGTCATATCTCTTGTATCACCACCTAATTTTAAAAGTTCAGGATTTTTCTGCAACTTCTTAACCATATCTGGTGCTAGGTAATGTTCAAATTGTTTTTTGATTTGTAATTTTAATCTATTCTCTCTTGCAAAGTTATTGTATATCAAGTGTGCCCATACTATACTTCCTATTACTGCGATTGATGACCAATCTGTAAGTATCATATGTTTTTGCCATAGATAACCACTTGTAAGTGCTAAATCAAAATAAAAACCGACTAAAATTGCGGCTGACCAAAATAAGTCAACTCTAGGTAAAACTATTAAAAAGAAACCTAATGTTAATAATAAAGCAATCCATTCTGCCATAGGTGCCCAATCAGGTCTTTTTATATACTCACCTGATAATAAAGTTTCTGTTGACAAGGCCGCTATTTCGTGTGTGTTCTTTAAACCATTAGGTGTAAGTACAAAAGTGGAACCATCAAATGTAGCACCTATGAATACTATCTTACCTTTCATAGATGACCAATCTTTATCTGTATAATCTATTCTAGGTATTCTATGTCTGAAATCAATCCATATACTATCTTGGTCAGGTATTGGAAACTTGATTATGGATAAAATCTTTTCCGGCACGGAATTATCCAAGGATAAAATTCGTATAACAGAGTCAACGCCCACTTTCACTTCCACGTTAGCGATAGCGAGAGATTTCCTTTCAATACTCTTTAAGTTCTTAGCTGTACTTGTTTCAGTTAGAATAACTGGATACTTTGAGATCATCTTCAAAAACATTTCATCACCACCTAGCCTATCTTTGTGAACAAATACTACGTTCAAAAATACTAGAGCTGCACCATTTTTATATGCATTGATGATAGTACGACCTAATATGTCTCTCTTCCAAGGCCATTGACCTTGTTTCTTTAATGCTTCATTTGATATATCTAACAACACAAGACTTTTAGACTCATAGTTATCGCCAAGTGTTTGATATAGATCAAAGGTCTTTAGTTGGAGGGTTTGTAAAGGTACTGGATTATATAATTTTAATCCTAATAGTATTAATACACTTACTATTACTGCCCAAATGGAAGTAAATTTAGTCATATCATATTTAGTCCGTTTGAATGATTGTGATATTGTTTTGAGTAGAGCTGCTACCTACATCAAGGTGTTGTGCTTCAGTATCTTGTAAAATCTGTATGTCTGCCTCTTTACTAGTTTCAGTTTTTACATAAGCTCTATGATTGTCGTTGTATCTATTTAATATTGTGTAATCACCAGACGTTGAGGCAGTTGCGTTAAAGTCGTTATCTAACGTTGATACTCTTCCTGTAGAAGTAATACTTGTTGACACACCACCACTTGTTGTAGTTAAGGTTTGAGTTACATCTCCAGTACTATAATTTAAAACTTCACCACTAGCAGTTACTTGCGTTTCTGAACCACTATTATCAACCCACTCCGTACCACAACTTGATTGAGCATTGTCCCAATAGTATCCATAATTTAAACAATCTTCTTTATCATAACTTGCTAATAACAATTCTAATTCTGCGTCTATGTCATAGTTATCTTCAAAATCATACTCATCTTCCCAATTAGACTCATCATCTTCATTATTGTAATCGTAACCTGTATACCACCAATCATACACGGCGTCCCAATATATGTCCCAATCTGCCCACTCCCAATCAGTTATGTAAGTCTTCTTTAAGTCTTTCATCTTCCAAGGTTTAGGTTGGTTATCACACATCTTATAGTTTGGCCACGATCCACACCAACCATATAATTTACCCCATATCTCTTTTGATTCTTTAGTCCAACTATCGTTAGTTACTTTTAAAGTCCAATCATCTTTGTACCAGTCATTTAGATAATCAACATAATCTTGGTTACACCAATAGTCTTCGTAACCATTGTACTCACAATAGTTTTGTACAGTTAATGTTGGAGGTCCACCTTGGTTTTTGTATTCTGCATTGTTATAGTAGTCATCATCTAAAGCAAAATCTTCCCAAGTATATCCTTCAACTGTAGTTGCTTCTGTTTCATCTTTTGTATCTTCAACAACATCTTGTTCATCTACATCAACATTCCAAGAAGTTAAACCATAGTCTTCTAATAGATCATTATACTTGTCCGAATATTCGTCCCAATCTACAGCGTCCCAATCAATAGTATCCCAATCAATAGTATCCCAGGTACAATCTGAACAACCAATAGCGTCAAAGTATGCTTGATCCATTTCTGCATACATTTTCTTTGCGTCATCCCAATCCATAGTTTGCTCACCTTCGGCATCCCAAACTGAAATCTGGTTGTCTTCATCTATATAACCCCAATCTTTTAAATCATCTTCCCAAGAATCATAATAAGATGTATCAACTTCTTCTACTTCAACTAAAGTATTTTCTTCTGCTGATTTTGTTTCAATCATTGTATCTGCTTCACTAGAAGATAAATCTGTACCAACAA